GTTCTTGAGGTTTAGTACCGTATTCATATTCACGTGTATCTATACCTTTGTATATACCTTCATCAAGATCGCCATTTGACAATTGTTCTACATGTTTCATTTCATGAAATAAAGTTAATAGACAATCTGTCCAACTTTGACCATTATTAATTTCAAGTTCAATAAGTTGACTTTTACCGTGAGTAGTATCTGGACCAATACATCCTCCTCCTACTTCATTATTTTCTATAAAGTTTATTTCAAGATACAGGTTCGAAGGTAATGTAAGTCTATCTGTGCAATGCTTTACAGCTTTAAAAAACGAGCTTTGACCATGAGGCCATTGAGGCATATTGTTAACTTCGTATAGCATGAAACCACTCTGGTGTTGAACGTTTAGTCCATGCCATTTTAAATCGTTTTTGTTTTGTTTGATAGAAGTTACGATATGATTGTACTGGATCTTCGACAATACATTCAGGAAAGCTTGCCATTGCAAGTTTAAATGGTGTTAAACCTATATTTGGAATATTTTTAGGAGTTATCGATAAGACTTCTTCTAGCTTACTTTGTGTTGAATGGATCTTACCATAACGATAAGTATATTCGATACATAGTGCATAGAAATGATCATAATGCCATATGTAGTTTTGCAAGCTTTCACGTGTCCATACAGTTGATGGGTGATTGAAATGACATGCCTTATATAGTGTATTTTCCATCTGCATATGAGGGTGTTTAAAGTATTGTAACATACTACCTGATTTTGATGCTCTGCGTTCCATCGTGCCGTCAAGCATACGATGTACAGTTGACAGCATCTGTCCTGATTCCACAATCATTTTAACCACATGTTTATCGCACTGCTGTTGAGCAGCTTTGATTGGGTCATTATCTAAAATAAATATATTCATAATCTCTTTCTATTATATCACGCAATAAGGGATATGTACACCGTCAATTTAAGCATTTGCTTTTGATTTTTTTTTCCGGAGTTTTCTCATTCTCGTATAAAATCTTTCAGTCTTTCCTAGTAAAGTATCTTTTAAACTTTTGCGTTTAACACGAGCTGCTGTTGATTTTGCTATACGTTCGTCACGAGTATTTGACATTTGTATTCTCCTTACTATGATTTTATTAGATTTGGGAATGCCTCCTTTACCACCTTTTCAGTGATCTTAGGTATCGCAAGTTTTTTATTTACCATTTTTACTACGATCTCTGCATCCTTTGGATGAATCGATTCTAACAAACCGAGATACACTTTTTCTCTTTTAAAGGCAGGCATTTTATCGCCTTGTCCGCCTTTTACGATATAAGTAAAATCAGTATTTTTTCTAAGTAAATTTGATGGAGTACTCTCAGGCTTATTAGGCTCATATGGAGGAGGTCCATCTGGAATACTAAAGATTACAGTCTTATCAAAAGAAGCTCTTAGAACATCTTTTAGCGCCCATGATTCGTATTTTTTTAGTATGTCAATACGCTCTACTTTAGTTTTAGCTTTACTAGCTGCTTCGAGTATTTCGAATATAAGGGGGTTTGGTGGCATTTTCAATTTATAAATTCCTGTACATTTTCAAGTAATAGTCTACATTGTTTATTGACTAAGAACGGAAATACTTTTGCTTTATTATTAACCGGTTCTTGATCATCAAACTTATTTATAATGTCAGTTTTTATAGTATCTGGACATTCACGTAGATCTATCATCTTTTTGTTACGTAAATAGTTACGATATACTTCATCTCCTTGAGACTTAGGATCTTCAACTAATAAGTCTCTTAGTTTCTTACGAAGTGGAGTTTGTCTTAGTCCATCAGTAAATGTATTATCTGGTGACAATACATTCGGTACACCATCTGATGTATCACCTTGTAAAATATGTTCTTCTAATAAGGTTCGTGGATTCTTTTCTACAATAAATTTCTTTTGCATAGGTGAATATTGTTTAACATTTGAATAGCGTTGTAACTGTGCAAAGTCTTTATCTGAAGATACAATCATTACATCTTCTGCTTTACCAAACTCTTGTGTCTCTTCTACGAGTTGTGCAATACAATCATCTGCTTCACAGCCTTCGATATGCATAACTTTATATGGAAAGTTTTCACGTATCTCTTCACGTACCATAGAAGTAATACGAAATACTTCTTCCCAGTTCATTGATGATTTAGCTCTTGTTTTTTTACGTGATGCTTTATACTGTGGGAAAAGCTCTTTGCGCCAGTTACCACCAGCATCTGAACATAGTACAACCTCACCGTATTCTTTGCCAAACCTTTTTCTATACATTCGAATAGAATTAAGTATCATATGGCGAATCACATTCTCATCAATTGCCAGTTTTTGTACCATAATATTGGCAATAGCAATTCCATTATAATCAATAATAATCATTTAACGCTCCTTTGAAACCATTATAACACAATGTGAATCGGATGTACACAGTTAAATTTTTTTTATTACAACTAAATGCTCATTTTGTGCATAGAAACCATCATACATATTTGATAAAGTATCTAAGAATTCAGTAACACCTGGGAATAATCCATAGTCATGAAATATAGCAAATCCATTGTCTTTTAGATGTTTCCAACATGATAATGTATCTTTACGTAATGCTTCATATGTATGTTCAGCATCTATCAACACAACATTATATTCTTTATGAAGAGCAATTTGTTTAGAATCTTCTTGTATAAACTCTAGTCTAGACACATAATCTAGTGGAAGATATTGTATATAATCTTTTATCTTATGTTGTACGTCAACGCTTGTTATTTTTCGTGAAGTTCCGGCAGTTGCATAAAGCATGAGAATAGTAGAGAATCCTTGTCCGATCTCTAAAATATCACCATCTGTATTTTGTATAAAGTTTTCGAGAAAGTTATATTCACCATCACTCATTTGCCGTAATGGGTCAAAGCTTTGCAAAGTTAGCCTTCAGTTACTTTACCTATACTAAAAGATGATGGTAATACTACTTTACCTTCAGATATAAGTCTTTCTCTATTTAGCATATGTTGTTCAATTAAATCATCTTTAGATCCACCGTGGTATGGTACAGCATGGCCTTCTTCTATCATGATTTCAGTTACAAGACGTGATTCGCCATTGTATTGCACTTTAAAATCACCAAGAACTCTACCAAACTTACCACGTTCGTCTTCACCAGATCTATCCTTTGTGGTACATAAAATACATTCATCGCCTGAAAGTAATTCTGTTAATCTATTTTTAGCTGCAAGGCCAAATACCTTTTCATCTAAATCTCTTGTACGTGATTCAGGTGTATCAATACCCATAACTCTTACACGTTCATCTCTTATCCAGATACCAAATCCTAAATCGATGTTTACATCAACTGTATCACCATCTACGACTCTATCTAATTCTGCGTTATATTCATACATTTTTTATACTCCGAAACTTTCTCCGCAACCGCATTGTGCTTTTGCATTGGGGTTTATTACTTTAAGGTAGGATCCACCTAATTCTTCTACATAATCAATAGTGCAACCAAATACAAACATTTCAGCCATTGGATCTAGCCATAGATTTTCAACTGTAGGTTCATTATCTGTAATGCCCCATTCATATTGAAATCCAGAACATCCACCGCCTTTCACAGCTAATGACACATTTGGATCGCCTACCTTTTGCATATAGGCTTTTGCGTTTTCTGTTAGTTCTAATATCATTTTAATCCAGCTACATGTTTTCCATGGATCTTACATCCAATAAAGTTGTTATAATATTCTTCACTTAGCAGTACATTACGATCGAATTGTTCTCTTGCTTCTAGATAAGACATCTCACCTTTTTTATGACAAAGGTGTAATATTATTCTTTCAAATCTATCTTCATCAGAGCTTTCTACTATTTGTTGAAGTTCTTCATTTGAACCATAGTATGTTTTCCAGTCTGATTCAACAACTTGTTTTCTGCGTCGTGATTTACCTTTCAAAGGTTTTAGCTTACGCGTATTCCAAAATAATTTCTTACCAACATATTTTCTGTTAGTAGTTAAATCAGTTATAAGGTAAACAAATCCAACATGTTCTGTAGAAGCTTCATCATATAATTCATTATCATAATACCACATACTACTATTTATACGTCGTCATCTTCCTTATCTAAGAGTACTGGTCTCGCTGGTGTACCG